TAGCTCCTTATAAAGCGAGTTTGTATTGTGTGATCCCCGAAGGCAATCACATATATTTATAGCATATGTCAGGGTTTTGGTACGGGTGGATACCGAACGCAAAAGTAGTGCTATCTAGAAAGAATCCTATGTCTAAATAGAGCTACGAGGTGTTTCTTCTAATCCAATGAGAAAGGCAGCAATCATCTTTGGTATGACTTTGATGACGGCACCAGCATATGCCGATATTACAACAAAAATGTCAAGCAGTGTTCAACTTACTGTGAATGCAGCAGCGACTCAGGTCGAAAGAATTGGTTCATCCTATGCGGTGTCTGGTTCAAACATCGATGTGACTACCTTTGGTGGTCTGACTGCTCCTGCATCAGCAACTGCTGCTGCGACTCAGATCCAAGGGTCGTATGACGTTACTACTAACGCTACGAGTTTCTCGTTTAGTGAATCCTTTAACCAAGGCGACGCACACGCTAGTGCTCCTAGTGTAGGTGCTGTCAGCAACTTCGGTATCCAGACCAGTACGGCGGCGGGATCAGCAGGTGACCTTGCAGGGACCATCGATACTGGTGGTGCTATCGATTTGACTGCTGGTGGAGCTGGTACTACGGCAACAGGTCAATTCGTGACCGAAATTACCGTACGGTAATTGCCTAGAAAACGATTCAGGGTAAATCTAGATGACTGGTGTACTTGGGAGTATACAGGACAGGACCCACCCCCGTGGGACTGGCAGATATGTGATACCTGTGGCGGTACTAAGCGTACTGACGGGTATCCTGTCTACGTACTCCCCTGCGAGTGCAGTGCCAGTGGTCCCGAACTTCACTCAGGGCTCGATGACGAGCCACACTGAGACTACAAGTAAGATCACTGAGACAATCAACTCGATGGACTACAACACAGGATATCAATACTCGGCGACGGGTACTGGTGTTACTGCAAATGGGAACCTGTCCCCAGGAACAGGGACAAACAATGTAACTATTGATGGCGTGACTTCAACATGGACAGGCGTAACAAGCAAACCACAGTTCACACAGACCACCCCAGGAGGGGCGTTTCAGTTCACAGAAACGTATCAAGGTCCTGGTTTAAGCAACCACACAATTATCAACAGAGTGACCGAAGTGACAAGCGTCACCGACACTACAAGTATCTTCCAACAATAGCATGTCTTTTATTTGGCATGACCCCAGTACCTGTGAGAGCAGAGACTGTGGGTGGTGTCTCTGCAACAGCAGCGCCCGTGGCGAACAGTTCGGGCTCAGTGACCAACCAAGCCATTCAGGTTTTGCAAGGTCCTTATATAACGAACACTTATGGGAATGGGATCCAGTGTCAGGGTCCTACGATGAACATAACCCCATACATAACTGGTGCAGCGAGTGCTCAAAAACCATACGAGGATTGGTATGACACGCCTGTCTATGATATGCGTGACCTAGATGAAGACGGTGCGCCAGACAATCCTGGTGCCATATTATTCATGCAACCGACACGTACAGGACAGAAAGATAACTACAACTTGTCTATTGGTGTCAGTGCAACATGGTCTAGACCACTAGATAAGAAGTTGCAAGACCAATGTAAGCAGGCAGCAGCAGCAAACATCGAAATGATGCAGCAACTAACTGCCAACAAGCGCCTTGACTTTGAGATCGCGAGATTAAAAAATTGCGGACAGCTAATGAAGGAGGGAATTCGCTTCGTTCCAGGTACAGAATATGCAAAGATCTGTGCTGATGTACAAGTAACAAACGTGACTGCATTACAGCAACACGCTCATACTATTTCCGCCCCATCATCTTCCGAAAAGTCCTCAGGGCATGACTCCTCTGACGCTGCTCATCTCGGCGGTCCCTTACATTCAGGCGGGGAGGTTCCTTCCCAAGAATCTTCTTCTTCGCAGCAGCAATCCCCTTCTTCACAGCAGGTTTTACAATTTTCAGAAGAAGATCGGCAAGCGGTTTTGCGAGCAGTGCGGAAGTCGTTGCAACAGCAGCAATAGCAGCGGTAGTAGCGACCACCTGAGGTGCTGGAAGGTACTGAGAAGTTAGTGGTATATCCTCATACAAGGTCACACAGACCTGTTCATTGTTAATAATACGGGTCTCATAACCAGAGACCCTTTCTTTTTGGTTTTGTGCTACATCACCTATCCTTGGTGCATTAGGACCAGGACATTCATACTTGTCCTTAGGGACAGCATTCTTAGGAACCTCAGGTGTCTCTACATCAGGTGTTTCTGGTGGTCTAACCTTAGGAATAGGTGCTTCGTATTCAAACTTTAACTTATCTTTGTTGTAATCAATAGGATTGAATGATGGTATACCTGCATCGCAGTAGGTAACCACACCCTTAGGATCGTCTTCTGATAGCACACCACTCTTCTCCTTAGAAGAGTTCTGTTCGTGTGCCTCTACGCATCCAGGAATGTTAATAATAGGAACACCCACCGTCGATGTGACAGGTGGGTACACAGGTATTGCAGTGGGAACCTGAGGTAACTGCTGCATTACATCGGGAATTTTAATCTCACTGATCTGAGTCCCTGTAATTTTAATCTCAGGGATCGGCATGATTTAGAACGGCACAACAGGAAGAGGAACTGCTCCACCAGTCGCTTCTGGGATCTCTGGGATGCCACCATCAAGCGCAAGAGGAAGTGCTTCCATCACGGCAGTGGTCACAAGACCTGCTGCTCTCTCTTTCACTCTTTCGACAATACTATCTCTCTGTAAATAGAGCACAGCACCAGCACCAATGATGCTAGTAGTACCCACGAAAGAAATAATTGCGAGTGCGTTAATTACTTTTTGCATGATTACTTAGGAGGTTCGTCTTTTTTGCTGTTACCATTGTTAGATTTTGCCGTAGCAACCCCGAACGTAGCTAACGTCCCAGTAAAAACACTGGCTATGAAAGTTGGATCGATATTAGTCTTAGCGAGTCCAGGGACTTGCAGGTAATTGATCGTAAGAATTGCGGCAGACCACCCGAGGATAATCAAACGTACGAGAGTTGCTACTCCCTCATCATGCCATTCATACTTTTCTTTTTTCACTTTTACGGGTTTGGTCTCCTCAGGTTTATGAGGAGTCTCAGACATATTTCTATTGGTTAGGCAACTCTATTTAGACAAATGATCGTTTCCAATGAACAGATCATTGATACCTTTTTTAGAGAACAATTCCTTTGCTTCCCACTTCTTAGAAGCAATAGGTTTACCACCCAAATTCAGTGATGTATTGAGTAAAACACTGTCACCTGTGATTTCTTTATACCTCTGCATCAAACGTGCAAAGCAATCGTCACCCTCTACTGTCTGAATGCGACAGGATCCATCTACATGAGTGACAGATGTGAGTTCTGTGTCCTTAACATCGACAGAGATGTTCATGTATGGTGCGTCACCATCAAAGTCAAAGAACTTGTTGCAATCTTCTTTGAGCACAGCAGCACCAAATGGTCTGAAATGCTCACGATGTTTGACTCTACTATTGATATAGTCCTTCGCCCTACTGTTACGGGCATTCATGAGGATAGAACGGTGTCCAAGGGCACGAGGACCGATCTCACCACGTCCCTGATACCATGCAACGATGTGACCATCTGCTAGTGCTATCGCTGCCTGGTCAATAGTATGGTCATCGGGTTCTTCTACACTCTCATCATCCTGCCAGAAGGGGAATCCTTTGGTGCTGAATGCCTCTTCATGGAAGTATTGACGCAAGAACTCAACAGCACCCAGTGAAAGACCACAATCATTGGCATGAGGGGGAATCATGACCTTCTGACCAGTCTTATGGATCTTCCCATTGAACACACAGTTCTGCGCTACACCACCAGAGTAACCAACAGGTTCATCACATGGGTATTCACTGCCAATATACTCGGCAAGTTTGTCACCAGTGACCTCATGTACTGTTCTCAACCAGTTGATGTCAAAATCATTGTCCCACTTCCTATGCCATGAGTCATAGTTCCAGATCCCACGGATCTGACTGAGGGGATACATGTCAACTTTCTCGTAATAGGACTCGTCTAGCATCCCATAGGACTGTAATCCCATGACTTTACCTGCTAGATCGAGTCCCCAGTCATCACCAGACAAACCAAGTTTGCGACCCACTGCTGCCATGCAGACACCAATAGATCCAGACTTGTTTACATCGTGTGTATACTGCAATTTACCACCCACATAGAGAGAATGTGCGCGGTCGTTGTTACCAAACCCGTCGAAGACGAAGTTAGTGAATGGAATGTCACCAAGTGGCCAAAGACTCAGAACATGTGCCCAGTGATGATCAACAGCAAAGGTTCTACAAGGAAAACCCATGTCCAATTCCCGATAGTTTTCGCCCTCAGCAAACTCTATCTGGTCAGTGATCATAGCAATGGCGTCGAGATCATCGACTTTGACACCCCAACCGTTCAGGATGTCTTCCCATTGCCATGCGTTGTCAAATCCATGATGTTTAATACCGTACTTACGTTCGGTGGCACAATATCGTACTGTTTTTCCATTAGTGTAAGTGATATTGGAATCATGGTCGTCAAGACGTAATCCCAAGAATTTCATTAACAGTCCTCACATTTGTTTTTGTTCTGTTTTTTGTTCCATTTCTTACGAACTTTCTTCAATTCGTTCAGTTCGTACTTGATGTTTGAGTAGGCGGTCTCTGCATCGAGTTTCTGTGCCATTTCCATAGCACAAATCATGCCAACTCTTGTTCCAAAGAGTTGGATCGCCTTGTCATAACAATCCATCTGGTCATACATATTAGGTTTCGGAAGTAACTTTCTTCTTCCCGATGTTGTACTTAGATTCAAGTGTCCACTCTGACTTATCTTTGTAAGACAGAACTTTAATTTGATTCAAAGGTGCAACATCAACTAGATCTTCTGCATGGAAGTCTACTAGACCCCAATCAAACAGAAGTTTTGCGATGCGATTACGACGTTCGACATCGTTCTTTGTAATGTTAGCAGGTTTGCCATCAAGGGCAAACAATTCTTTGAAATGTACAATGTAATACTTGCCCTTTTTATGAAGAATATGGCAAGACTGGTACAGTTTACGATCTTTTCTAGAAGCAACACCAATTCGGGTTAGGGTCTCACGCACTTTCAGGAAGTCATCAGGTTCCTTCAATGCAACTTCTAACATCATATCCTGAGACCACGAGATCTCTTCACTCATTTTTTCCTCCAACTTTTAGTTTAGATTTGATGACTTCAAGTTGACCCTTGTTTAGCAGTTTCAATGCATCGCGTGCCTTGTCAGTGCTATATCCGTAGAACTGTTTAACACGTTCTAGATCATTATCAGTCTGTTGTTTATCCCAAGGAGCAAATCTCTTGGATTTCCTGATACTATGTATATAGAATTGATATTGAAGATCATTGTCAAGAGTGAAGAAGCGATTCATCTCGTTGGCATACAGCACAGTGTCAACGTGATGTGACATACACTTGTTGATGACGTATGCAGGATACTTCTTCATAGCATCCTCGTCACCAGTCAACTTACCTGCCTTCAAATTGATATCGTTGAGGTAGTCTTTCAGTTGATAATCAAACTTTTTGTCCATAGAGTGCTGATTCCAGGGTAGAAGGTGGGTTTACGTCGTAGTTACTGATCAGAAGTTCTGACTTCTTGTTGTTCTCACGGTGCTGCATACCATATGTGATGGAGAAATAACGTTGGTGAAAGTCACCGAACATCTTTTCGATCTCTTCATCTACATTATAGGTCACCATCCAGTCATTTGGACACTTCTTACACACTTCTGCGAAGCGTTTGTGGTCAAAATCCTTGTGCATCTCAGCATTAGTGCCATAGAGATAACTACCAATCTTGTATGGAGGATCAAGGAAGCAAAAAGTATTATCGTTATCAGGTTGCATGACCTCTTCGTAGTCCAGATTAGTGATTTCCCAGTGAGAAATAAGATCTTTGTACTGCTTCAACTTAGCAGCACCACGAAGGGTAAAGTTCTGCTGTGATGCTGACTGAGAGAACGCAGAGTTCTCAGTCAACCCGCTGTAAGAACACTTATTAAGAACCCAAAATAGAACAGCTTGGCGAAAAGGATCGGCGGAGGAAATCTCTTCCTTACTCCTAATGAATAACTCCTTAGCGGAGTCAGGAGTTGGGTGCTCTTGTTTAGTTGCATAACATACATCAGACAAATCATCTCCATGTTCTTGGAGTGTTACCCAAAAATTATAGAGATAGTAATACTTATCATTCACCCAGACAGGAACGTCAGGGTGCTTTTGTGTGAAGAGGAGTGCCATAGAGGCACCACCTAGGAATGGTTCACGAAACTCTTCAATACCAGCAGGGAACCAGTCATACAGCATCTTTGCTGCTCGTGACTTACCACCTGGGTATCGCAGTGGGGTCTTCAATAACTTCATAATACATTGATTCTTGCCATAGGTACGCCTTGTGGTCCAGCATTGACTGCACCATGTGGTAGTGCGTTGAAAGACATCGTAAATCGATCATCTTCTCTCGCCTGAGGTTCACTGAAATGCCTCAACCATCCAGGGAAGATAAGAAGTTTACCAGGTTCTGCCTCAAACTTTTCATAGGGTCCGTCGAAGTGATCCCTAATGATCTCCAAGGTATCAAGATTACGGATATCAACAGGGTCTTGAAAGACAGTCCTACTTCCTTCGGTGAAGTAGTATACACCAGAGAGATAAGAATAAGGATGACGATGAAGAGGATGACCAGCGCCTGACTTACCAGGTGCCCAGTTCGCCCAAGAAAGAGAGATTTTAAGTTCTTCAACCTGCAATGCAAGATCGCAACGCATGTATTCCAGACAGTCATGGAAGAATCCAATCAGCGGGAGCATCGGTTCCTCTTTATGTATGTCTCCACGACTGGTTCTGACACCAGCAGGGTAGTTATACATGGACATCTCCAAGGTCTTGATAAAATCAAGTGCCTTGTCTGACATCCACATGTCTTCTTCGTCGAGTCTAAACTCATATATGTCAGTCGGGAATAACCCGTGCTTCTTCATCATTGGA